TATCTGCTTGTGCGGCACCAACGTCAATCTGAACCTGACCCTGTGCTGACATAAACAGATCTTCTTTATCGACCTGTGGATCTTCGCCAATCTTCATTCTTGCTTCTTCTAGAGTAATAAGAGAGTTTACATATTTTTGTATTATATGTGTTTCTTTCTTAACTTGAGTGTCAACATCTATCTCATTAAACTTGAAATAGCATCTGTCTGACATAGACGAATCATTTGGATTAACTAGCGGATCAAATCCACCCTCAAATAATATTTCGTTGAAAACGTTAAGTCTTATCATCTCTGCAAATTGCTTTTGGAAATGCTTAATCTTATCGTATAGTGCTGTATCTAATCTCTCTGAAGCAGATCTATTGCCACCGCCCATGCTCATTCCAAGGTGGTGTGGTGCAACTCCTAGACCTACTGCAACTCTTTCCTTAAAGTGATTTAAGTAGTTTGATGCATCAAGTGCTGCATTTTGAGATCCTATGACTTCAACGTCATGTCTAAATGGAAGGATTAAACCGCCTTCAGCTCTAAGGTTCTCAATCTCTACTGCTGCTTGATCTATTTCCTCTGGCTCAGCTGGTTGATCTGCTGTTCCAATTCTATACTTATAAAGTGGGAATAGTTCTCTGTGCACTAAATTTTGAATATCTTCTTCAATCTGTCGCAATGCAACAACGTCGTCTAAAACGTTTGCCAAGAATGGAGTACCAAATATTCTTCCTGGTTTTCTATCAAAGAATAAATGTATAACACTTTCAGCTGGCCACTTAGGATCTCTGTCCGTAGGCGCATACGTCATTGGGTTAGTTCTTTGCAGATATGCTTTTGGTTTATTGTGCTTATCTCTTAGGATTCTTGCCTGCTCAGTTGGTATCAAATAATATCCAACAACTGGCTGTGCAGCACCTACTGGTTCTAATGCTTTAGGGAAATACTCTGCTAAATCAGCTCTAGCTTTAACGATAAATACATTTGAAAATTTGAATAATTGATCAGATAAATCAATGAGAAAATCTAAAAACGGCCTTCTCATAGCCATTTCCATATAGTCTATTCTCTGATATAAGTAGGCTACAGCTTCTGGATTTTCTCCAACAATTTGCCAACCCTCTTTCCAAAACAGATCCTGGTATTTAGCCATGGCCTGCTTGACATACGAGTCAGTATCTATTGCCTGTATTATTCTATCAAAGTTATATGGAGAAGGTTCAAAGTTAGTTCTTCCAGTGTAATAATAATTGACGCCACGATAGCCCAAAGCAAAAGCTGCGACCCTCATTGCTTTGCTGAGTGATCCAATCTTATCTGGAGATAGCTGAGCTGATTCAAAATCAAACTCAGACAGCTCAGACTTCTGGAAGGGTAAATATTGACGTAGTGCCATAAGCTAATCAGCTCCAAATTCTAAAGATAATACTGTATAGTACAGTTTATTATACTTTAAATTCAGCTTTGTCTTTCGGACTCTTGAAATGTCTTCTTGATAATAATATCTTTAATAGCTTCAAGCCAGAAAACTGTCTCTGGTTCTGTAAAATCACTCTTGTAAGAAAGATTAGAATTAGTAATCTTAATGGTGATATTCATTTCCTTTTCAGCTACAAGAGCTTCTTCTACTTGCTCTGCCAGTTCTTCTGGTAATACTGATTTCTTTGTCATTATTTTACTCTCTTTGTAGTTTCTGCGGGCATATCAAACCCATCTGATTGTTCTTGACTTTGCTGAAGTTGCATAGTAAGCTGCTTAATTGTAGCGTCTTTAACTACTACTTCTGTTATTAAAAGTCCAATTCTTTCTTGGAAAGATTGAACTATAAGGTTGATATCTAAATTTGATTCATTCATAGCAATTATTATAGCAGACCAGATTCCAGTTCATCAACTTTTATCAACAATTATTCTTATCCCAAGTCTTGATATATCTCAATTGGTCTAGACACAAAATCAATACCTTCTCTTAATGCTACAAGATGATCTTTTGCCTGTGCTCTATATTCATACGAAGCAATAACGTTATCTTGCTCATCTACGACTGCATATAAGTTGTCAATTGTTTTTAAACTATACATTTTCAATCTTTCTTTCTAATTCATCTACCTTATTAACAAGGTGCTTAATGACTCCAAACATATGAGGAATTAAATCTTCTCTAGACAATCTCATGTAAACAGGATTGCCATTGTCATCTATTTCATCTGGCTTTCCTACGATGACAGTAGTGTACTTTGGGTAAAATTCTTTAGCTAAAAATCCAATAACTTTATTTGTTCTCAAAACATCATCTTTATCATGCCAATCATAAACATTAATATTTTTTATATCTTGAATTAATGGAGTGCTATATACCTCAATATTGTCTTTTAATCTTTCATCAGACCCTGCAACAAAAGATGGTGTAGTTGTTGTATTGCTAGCGCGAATATATCCAACGCCTACTGAAGTAGCGGTTTTATTCTTTTTAAAGAATTGAATCATTTGTGTACTTGCTGCAAGATCAGTGTTATAGCCGGCAGTGCTTGTCCAAACTCTTGTTACAGCTAATGTGTCATCATTAACACCGCGATCAACACTTCGTGCTTCTATTCCGGAATACGCATATGACCTAACTAGCAATGTTGCATAGTAGTTTCCATTGAAATCGTTGCCGTAAACAATAAAATTTCCAGCAGCAGATTGCTCAATTTTTGAATCCCAATCAGTTCCGCTATAGCCGTCTCTGTAGAAAAATATACTGCTCGTACCGCCACTAGCAGCATACATGGAGATGTCTGATCCTGAGTTGAGTCTTAGCGCAGAGTCGCTGTTAACGCCTATAGTAATAGTACCATTAGAGTTGATACTTGTGCCTCCTGAACTAATAGAAGACGGGCTTAAACTCCATCCGCCAATTGTACCAGCAGATGCGGTAACTGTGCCTGTAATATTAAGAACGCCGCTCGATGAGTCAAAAGTGATAGAGTTTGCTCCTCCGTCATTGACTCTAAAGAAATAGACACCGTCACTTGCTCTTCTCAGAAAAATGTTATTGAAGTTGTTGGGAGATAAAGATATTCCATGGTGACCTGCCCCAGGACCTACATCATTACCTATTTCAACATCTCCAACTTGTATTGAACCGGTAAAAGTCCCACCACCATTAACTGTTAAGTTTCCTCCACTAAAATATAGTTTATCTCCTAAAGAAAATCTACTAGATGTGTCTACGTAAAATGGTGTATTGGCATTTGCAAAAGTGTTTGCTCCAAGATATAAAGAGGCAGTACCAGATGCAATTCCGCCAACTGTTCCTCCACTGACTGTTGCATTAGTAATTACCGTTCCAGTAGTTCTTACATTGGTTCCGTCCCATTCAAAAAAATTAGTTGCATTTCCAACTTTAAATATTGGATTTGAAGAATTTGGAAGCCAATAGTTGTGGGTATTAAGATTTATCGAACCAGCTGCAACCGTTCCTCTAATTTGAGTGGCTGAAAATATTGCTTGACCAGATCCAGATATCAACCACCCATTATCTCCTGTGGTCCACTGAGTTCCATCAAATGATCCATCATAAGTAGATGATTTAATAACTGAGTTTGTTCCACTTAATGTAATTTCAGCTGCACTAACAGTTCCAGAAGTAATTTTTGCTGCTGTCAAACTAGTTATATATTGATTACCAATTAGTGGTGTTGCACCAGATGAAACAAGACTGGTGTATGTGCCGACTGTTCCAGCACTATTAACTACTGCAACTCTTCCATAATATGTTTTAGTTACACCATCACTAGAGTTAGTTACTGAGATTGTAAATACGTTAGATTTATTTCTGCCACTTGCTATTGGTGTAGTTACTCCCTCTACGGGAGAAGGAACATCATATAGTTGATATGCATATGAGTCTAAGTCAATATCATTAACTGGATCAAAATAAAACATTACTGTTTCAAAGTTTGCGGAAACTCCAAAACCAGTTATGGTTGATGGGACCGAAGAAACTGCTGGAGTTTTTACTCGTATAGTTTCTGGCAAATCATC